CCAATCTGCTGTGTTACAGGAACAACAGGAGGAATTGCCTGAGGTGGTGTCATTAACCAATCAGGAATATTTGGTATTTCTAACTTTCTAATATTAATGTTATCAGTAGAAACATCAGGTATTTCCATTAGCAATCATTGAATATTGATCCAACTTCTGATCCAACTTCACTACCAACTTTATTTCCCAACAAAGTTGCCCATCCTGCGGCTAACCATCCGACATATGGAATATTCATTACAGCAGGAACAAGAACCCCAGCACTAATTGCTGTCCCTGCCATTGCACCTTGACTCCGTGCGCCAGCGTCCGCCACTATGCACTCTACGTCTTTCGCAGACTTTCCCTCACCGTCTGTTGCGGCACCTCCTGCACCAATATTACGAGTGCCGTTAATAGTGTACTCATCACGGCGATACTCACTACGCTTTTCGCTACCACCACCAAACCATCCATTTTTCTTTTTATCAACATCTAATGATCTTTCCGAGGACATCACCTTCGGATCATTTGCTTTATACTTAATAGAGTATCCATCCTTTCCGACATTAACATCGTAGGATGAATAATCTCCACCAGTTGGTAAGTTGATCGATGGAAACTGAGGACGATCTGCATACTTTCCAGTAAGATTAATCAGATGACCCAGAACTCCAATATGAGCAATTCCTATCGTTGCTCCAACAATGCCAATAAACCATTTCATTGGTGATTTCCTCCTCGTTGGTGTTTTATAAGGGCAGTGTTCTGCTGGATAGTAATCACCAGTTTCCATGATCAGAATGGAATAGCAGGACCAGTTGTTTTAGGAAACTCTGAAACGTTTGGCATCAATGGTTCAATGATTTTTGGAAGTGCTTCTGAAATTTCTCTCACAATCTCCTCTCTTGCACTTTCAATCATTGTATCTGCATTTTTATAAAGATACACTGTTCCAGCAACAGTGGTGAGAGAAACTAAACCAGATAGAAGTGCTACGACATTAATCAGTTTTTGCATCTTTTTTAGGCTCGATAGCGGAAACAACTTCTGGTTCTTTCTTTTGTGCTTGCTTTTGTTGACCATTTCCATTTCCACCATTTTTGGCAGGAGAAAGACCAAAAGCAGCTAATGAACCAGAGAATACTGAGGCAATGAAGGTAGGGTCAAAGTCAAGAATCTTTTGACCGTTTGGAAGTCTAACGTAACTAAATGTGAGAAGAGAAGCAGACCATATAAGTACAACTACTTTCACCAGATTAGCCAAAACTTCACCTTTATCTTCATGATCGGTGTGCTTTTCTTCTACAACTGCTGTCTTTTTATCAGACATTTGTAGAGAGATCAGGCATTCCTATTTATCTAATGAAGTCGTTCTGGCGCAACCACTTTTCAGTTAATGGTGTTGGGGGATACACTTCCCACATATTTCCAGCAGCACAAGCATGAAGTGCTTCCTGTGTCATGCCAGCAGTATGTCCTGCCCACATAGCTTCACGTTCCCATGGAAGTGATTGTGCTGGATATGTGTCTTTTGCGATTGCTGCCCAATATGCAGGAACATCTTCTTCTGGTTTAATGATAGCAATCATTGAATTATTAATACTGCCTGCCATACAGTCTTGTGCCACGTGCCATCCTTCATGACGCATGACACTCATCAAAGTACTTTGGCGATGCATAAAAGCATCATTAAGATAGAAATTATTACTTACGGTATGATAAACGCCACGGTGACCAGGTGGGAAATATTTTTGATCTGCTAGAAAAACCACAACTCCGATCTGATTAAGGGATACCAGCATCTGGTTAAACTCATCAGCAACAGCGTTATAATCAGACTCGGGATACCTATTTTTAAGATCGTTGATACTAAAAATTTGGTGGACATTATCTTTACATTCTTGGAGCAACATACATCCCATTGCATCCATAGTAAAGTATCCTTTGGTTGGTTCAGCAAGGACGGGTGATGCTATTAAAAGCAGAGCACTAAGAATAAATTTTTGCATAGTAAGCCTCAAAATATTTCACAATCCCAAAATGAGTTTTGTGTCCTTGTGATACCCAGTCATGAGCACACTCATAAATGGACTGTGTTGAATATTTAGGCTTTCCGCTATCCATTTGCCCACCAAACTTCGTGAGAAGAATATTTAATACTTTCTCCCGAAGTTTTAAACGATCATTGTCGTAGCGCCAATCTTGATTCATTAGAATACAAACTTTTTAACATAGTCATATGCATATAACTCACGGTTCCCTTTAATACCCCAACCTAACCAGTAATATGCAGCAACCATATATTGCCTTACAGGACGCCCCGTTCCCTCAAACTCTGGCAGATACTTTTGAAAGATGGGTTCATTAATCATATAACGTGTCTGACATTTCAATTCTGAGGGATCACAATCATACTTTCTAGCAAACTTACCTAGCCCCAGATAACGACCCGTAGAGGTCCACTGAATGAGTCCGTAACCACCGCGATGGCAATTATGATAAGAAACCCTAGCACCTCCCTCACAAATATTGGCATGGAAGTTACTTTCTGATTTAATATTTCCAAGAATTGTTGCGAGTGCATTACGATCAACGATATTTGTCTTTTCTTGGAGTTGTTCTAAAACGTATTGTTCAGCAGGAGAACATGTGGGACACTTCCATTTTTTCTCTTCCACTTCGATTTTTACAACCTTTTCTGGATTTACTTCTCCGACAACTGGTTCATTTACTGCTGGTGGTGCTTTGATATCACTTAACGTTTGATAAGCACAAGCAGCAGGAATAGAGGTTGCCAAAACAAGTGGCAGGATTTTTTTGAACATTTGAATGGTAAACTCAACATCCGTCTAGGCAAGGGAGAAGTTCCCCGTCTCAGGGGCAGTGCCCACGGATCATGTTATTTAGAAAAGTAGTCCTTTCGGTAGTACCTTCCTAAGATGTTGCTATTATAGTATGCAGGGGTCCCGTCTGTCAAGGATTCCGTTAAGACATTGTTAAGAAAAAGTTGACGGGTCTCCTCAAAATTAGTTTTTCCTACCGTGGAATGTAAAGATAGGATTTCTCGTTTGAAGGAAGAATGTCCATATTTTGCAATATCTTCTTTAAGCTCTGGACAACTTCCGTAGTATTTTTTCCAGTTACTTTCAGTTGTAACTCTTCTCCTCCGTGCATTACTAGAACAAGTTCTAGGTTTTCGTTTTTGCCAGAAATATTTTCTTCCGATGTATTTTTTACCATTAGCGATGTTAGTGATGCGGTACACAAAACCGTAGCAATCACCAATGTCATCGGATGTGAAAGGGCGTCCTTCAAAAATCCAGGGGTTTTCATAATCACACTCTATATTCTTCAATGATATTCAATACCTCGTCCAAATATTTATGGGCAAGGTTCAGTTCATAATCGCCACCATGAGGTTCACGATACAACTTGTCTTTGAGTTTTAGAACGCGCATTTTCATTTCATCGCGTTTAAGTTCATTTCTAGACATTACCATCTGTTTCTACCAAAATGTTTTGTGTAATCATATTTCATTGCACCAAGAGCCCAAGAGTCAGTAAGACTTTTAGGACCCTCAGTAAGAAGCTGACGTTGCTTCTCAGAAAGTGTAGCACCTTTCCATGCCAAATAGGTTTCGGTCCAGGTTTGAGGTGCTTCTATGTTTTGATTCTCTAACTCATCAGAGTTGGAATCCAGCAAATGTTTTCTTTGTGACATCTTGTTTGATACCTCCGACAATATAAGACTCAACCTCAGTTTCCTGAGGAGCAACTTGAAGACCCTTAGAGGAAATCCAATGCTGAGTCCATGGTAGTGGATTGTTCTTGGCAGCAATATCATAGCACGGTTTCATGCCAATGGCTTTAAGTCTACGATTGGCAATCCACTCAACATACTGATGAAGCAGTTTGTCATTAAGTCCAATCATACTACCGTCTTTGAAGAGATATTGTGCCCAACGTTTCTCTTCATTAACAGCACGGTCAAAAAGTGCATACAACCACTCTTTCTCTTCCTCAAAAATCTTTTTCATTTCAGGATCATCACCCTCTGCCCATTTGTTCAGAATATTCTGAGTCAAAACTAAGTGTTGGTTTTCGTCCCGTGCGATGAGGGAAATAATTTTAGCAGATCCTTCCATGAGTTTGAGCTCACCGAAGGCAAATGAACAGGCGAAAGACACATAGAATCGTATGCCTTCCAGAACGTTGACATTTGCGATTGCGCGGAAGAGTTTCCGTTTGAGTTCATACCTTGTTTCTTTGAAAGTACCAGCACCTTCAAGCGCATGTTCCCATGCGTTAGATGAACCATACTGCTGTGCCTCACGAATGAAGTCGTTATACGCTCCTGTAACGCTCTCAGCGCGTTCTAGAATACGATCATCCGTGAGAATAGTATCAAACACCTCACTGGGGTTTGAATACACGTTTTTGATGATGTAAGTATAGGAGCGACTATGGATCATCTCCATAAACTCCCATACGGTCATTGCTGCTTCCAACTCAGGCAAAGAGCAATATGGGATAAAAGCCATCCCAGGACCACGACCCTGAACAGAGTCAAGCATAATCTGATACTTCAAGTTAGAAGTGTAGATATGCTTTTGCTCTGGACGCAGTGTTTGATAATCTCCACGATCTTTTTGAAGAGAGACCTCCTCAGGTCTCCAAAAATATCCTAACTGTTGAGTTGTAAGTTTATCAAAGACAGGATACTTATATGAATCATATCTTTGAACTCCCAGTGGAGCACCAAAGAACATTGGTTGTTTTTTGGTGTCTACTTGGTTGGCGTTGAAAACTGTCATGCCTTCAACTCTCCTAGATTCTGGATTGTCGTTGAGTTTAAACTGCACAGGACTCACATTCCCCTTCGTTAGCGTTTTCTAATTCTACCATCAAAGCTTCCAGTTTGGAAGACTTATCTTCTACCTCATCAGTCTTTTGATCGTGAGTGTTCTGATAGTAGGATGTCTTCCATCCATACTTGTATGTAGTTAAAAGATCATTTGCCATGACTGATGTAGGAACTTCACCATCAGGATAGTGCTCTGGATTATAAGACCAATTACCACTGATAGCTTGGTCAAAGAATTTTTGCATCATAGCAACAACATTGATATAACCAGTGTTATTAGGCATATCCCAAAGAAGAGTATAGTTGTTTTTGAGATGCGAATACCCAGGAACAATCTGTTTAAGAGGTCCTTTCTTGGATTTCTTAATGGACAAATAATCTCTGGGTGGTTCGATTCCATTGGTTGCATTTGACACAACGGAACTGCTCTCCGATGGCATCTGTGCGGACAATGTACTGTGTCGCAGTCCGAACTCTTTGATAGAATCTCGTAAACTATCCCAATCATGCTGCAACTCTGGATTAGCAATATCGTCTACATCTTTTTTGTAAGTGTCGATTGGAAGAATACCATCAGCATACTTAGTACGACCAAAGTATTCACAATGACCTTTCTCCCTTGCAAGTTGATTTGATGCTTTCAGGAGATAATACTGGAAGGATTCTGCTAGTTTATGAACTGCATCCCATGCCCCTAAGGAATCGTAATTAAATCCAAGTTTGGCAAGATAATGTGCAAGACCAATAAATCCAATACCAAGTGATCTACGTGCCTTAGTACAGATCTCTGCTGCTTTAATTGGGTATTCTTGATAGTCAATCAACTCATCAAGACCACGAACAGAAAGATCACATAAGTCTTCAAGTTCTTCATCAGACTTCACTTTACCAACATTAATCGCAGAGAGAATACAGAGAGCAATCTCACCCATTTCATCATCAATATGTTGAAGAGGAACCGTTGGCAGAGTGATTTCTTGACAAAGATTACTCATCTCAACCTTATCTTTAAAAGAAGAGTGTGAGTTGCAGTGATCGATGTTCATGATATAGATTCGACCCGTCTCTGCTCTCTCTTTCAGGAGGTCCAGAATGAGTTCCTGAGCTTTGACAGTCTTTCTTGGAACAGAGTTATCTGATTCATAACCCACATAAAGGTCGTCAAATCGATCAGTACCAAAAGCATCATACAAACCAGGAACATCGTGGGGAGAGAAGAGTGAGATCTCTCCATCTTGGATGAATCGTTCATAGAAGATTTTGCTGATCTGGATACTGTAATCTAGTTTACGAACACGATTGTCCTCAGTTCCTTTGTTGTTTTTGAGAACAATGATATCCTCTATTTCTTGGTGCCAGATTGGAAAGTGGACAGTTGCGCTTCCACCTCGGATGCCATTTTGAGTGCAGCATCGGACAGTTGCTTCAAACTTTTTAAGGAAAGGGACAACGCCTGTATGCTGAACTTCGCCACCTCTGATTTTACTGTTGATGCCCCTGATGCGACCTGCGTTGATACCGATGCCCGCCCTTTGTGCAACATATCTGCCGATAGCCATATCACTAGTAAAGATACTATCGAGGGTGTCATCAACATCAACAAGAACACAGCTAGCAAATTGTCGAAGTGGAGTTCGCACTCCCGCCATGATAGGTGTGGGAAT